CAGTAATAGCAGACATAACCATCTCGAGCTAGGACTATCAGCCTTACCTTTTTGTAGTCTTTGCTTACTCGAGGATCTTGCCTACCTCTAACCATTAGTAATGACCAGTCCTCTTATGATGTGACCACGCTTTACATACCGTACCGTACCGGTGCTTAATGTACTTAAGTCCTAAGTCTATCTGAATGTATGGATCTTTAGCCTTTAGCTTAAGCAGCTGGGGTATTCCATATGCAGTGCTCTTAGGGTTATCTGCTCGAGGATTCCAATTACTCTCACGATTCCAGAGATATACGAGGCATTGATACTCATTAGCATTATGTAGCTTTATATGTGCATAAAGCTTGTAATTATTAACATCTCTTGCAGTACTTACCGCTATCGCTTGAGGGCTATTGGCTAATAGCAATAGACCGGCCACCAACGCTATACATCGCCTGCGAGCTATCCGCCTCAGCGGCTCGCCTGCGAGTGTAGAGCGTAATCCCTTGTCAAGTACATTGGCAAATATGTGTATAACTTGAGCGTATCTCCTGCGTGTCATCCACACCTTTTGACTGCCTGTGGATAACTCCTGTGGATAACTATTACTCATAGCGATATTCCATAATCAAGCTTATAAGTTAAATCTGCTATGGCTTGAGATACCGCGCCTGAGCCATTAAATATATCTATGACCTCATCGCCAGCTTGGTAGCCCATAGCATCCAGTACCCACTCGGTCCACGCAGCCGGTTTAGCTCCGATAAAGCCATTCTGAGGCGGATTAACTACAAGGTTATCTTTCATAGATTTACCTTTACCGTGTCCTCGTCGTTCTTTTGGCACCTTCACAATAACCGGCTCCCACGTCGTAGCGATCCGATTACCGCTCGGTACGGCTATAGGTTTTACCCACGCCATTACTCGAATACCGTTACGAGAATCGGTCTCGATCACGCTTAAATAGGTACTCAAGCTATGTACGGTTAAAGCTATAGCGTAGCCGTCGTAATTCTTTTCCAGCTCGGCGACCATATCTATATGAGTCTGTGGCAAATCCCATAAATACGCCTCTGGGTGCTCGTCGGCTTTACCAGCTCCGTAACCCTCACCGCAGCCCTCTTTACCATACCATCGAGCAGCTCTCCCTAAATAGGGCGGATCAGCTATCGCTAACTTCATTGGTGACCCCATCCCGTACCCTTAAAGTGAACCGCCGGTGAGGACCATAAACGCTGCATAGGCTTTTGGCAGCAGATAATTTCCGTAAAATCTGAAAACTCTCGATAAAGCTCTAAAGCTCCTCCACATACATCACATTTATACTCATACGTCGGCATCGCTGGGCTCCTCGACCATACATACGCCAATTACCCCACACTTAGTGCACTGCAGAGTTTTAACGTATGGCGGTAAGTTATCGGTAATTATGCGCTCGATCTGATCCGTGACCTTTTTACACGGTCTACACTCGTATTTATAAATAGTCATAGCTTGCATACCTCGCATAACCATAATACGACCTCGTTACCGGTATTAGTGACCGTGAGGCCATTATCCGGGCTGCACTGCTTATGGCAGCCGTCGCACTCGATCGCTACCTTACTCGTTATATCGCCGTTATCGTGGATCGTCGTAGCGATACCCTGCTTAATAAACGTCATTTCTCCCATTAAAGTTTTACCGCCTTATCTATGTGTAGGAGCGCTACCTCTTTATCGACCGCTGGCCCGTTATCTACGGTGCTCGACGGTAAGCGCTTAGTTTTCCAAGTAACCGTAATTTTGCGTAAGTTAAACGCATATATGCCCTGAGGCGTTGAGTTAATGTAAAAAGGCGTAAAGCCTAGAGCGTTAGCCTGTTGCATTAATGACTCGTATTTATCCTTCTCGAGTATGAGCTCGTCATAATGAGTATGACGGCATTTCAGCTCAATCGAGAGCCTATAGCCATAGCTTGTAGCATCTATGTACTCGTAAGTGTGCTCGGACTTTTGTAGGTCCTCGAGGTACGTCTCCTTGATATAGTCAAAGAGCCCCTGCTCGGTCATTCTTGGTTTTTCCATTTTCCGTCACTGCCCAGTACTTGCCATATCGGGTCGCATTGTGTGTTTTTGTTATTCTGAGTGCATCGCCACGCAGCCCAGTCTTTACCGGTCTTAGCGCTTGTACCTTGAGCCCATACTCTCGTACCGTGTACGCATCGAGGAGGCTCGCCCGTTAATTCACCGCCTAACCCTTGTTGGATCTCAGCTATAGCCGTAGCCATAGTAGGTATGCCCTCATTAGCTGCGTGAGTAGCCCACGGATCAGCCTCAGTATGAGCAGTCTCTACCTTTTGCATATCTTGTACTGTGGGCCTGCCGAAATCGCTAGGCGTAAGCAAGCCAATAACTCTACCGTAGGCGCTTGTAATGCAGTCCTCGATAAACCATTTACGCATATTTTGAGGGAGTGTCGCTACGTTGCCATACGCGTAATCGACCGCGCTCGGTACTGCATCCTCGTACTCACGATAAGCCTCAGCTCTGACAAGAATCGTACCTTTTTCAAGATTGATATCCTCGATAAAGGCGACTAAGCGCCCGGACGGGAACTCAAGCCTAAAGCGTTTGATCCTGCTATTAACATCCTCATAGTTATCTAAAAACCCCATTAGATTAGGTTCTTTTCTTTGAGTGCCTGGGCTATTGAGCGGCCTCTTAAGTAGCCCTCGCCGTGGCCTTGTCGGTATCCGAGTGTATAAGCAGCTTTAATAAACGCTGCCATAATGCCCGTCACTGTAAAGATTATTAGAAAGTCTGCACTGTTCATATATCGCCCTTTGTTAAGGCCGATTAGGCTACTACCCGAGTAGCCCTCTCGGCGTGTGTAGTATCAGTATGAGCCCATCGGCTGACATAAGGCAACTATTTAGCGAGGCGTGTCTCTAGCAATATCTCGTAGATTTTATCTATTTTGGCATCCATACGCTCTTGCCGTACCTCGATATGGTCGATCCGACCTCGTAGGTTATGGCCCCCGTTACCGTCTGGCTTGAGCTCTGATAAATAATATTTTACAAAGTGTCGGATAAGCCCAGCTCCTAGCCCCAAAATAGTAAAGCTCCCCAAAGCTATACCAACTACGAGCTGAGCCTTTTCCATTACTTAGCGCCTACGCCTAACTGCTTCTCCGACGGTTGGATAGCCTTAAGTAATGGCCCGATTAGCCCTGCGATAAACGCATTAGCTAATACTTTTGGATCAGTAATACCGGATAAATATAGAGCTCCTACGCAGGCTGCAGCTGAGCGTAGGTAGGACTTACCGGCAGCGATTAATTGGTCTTTCATTGTATTACTCCTTAGTGCCCTTAAGGATTTGTCTAACTATAAACCTAAACTCTCGATTAAGGCTTTAGCCTTGACGGGTGATACTTCTACTTCCCAGTGCATCTCATCGGCTCGGCTCTTAAAATCGCCGCCCCATTTTAGGCCGTACTTTTTAGATAGGGCCCGGATCATAGGTACCTTTTCAGCTGGGAACGTACCTACCTTACCCAGCGGATGTTTAGTCGCGTTAAGGTCGATCGCCGTACCGGATGAGTGGCAGGATAATTTATCGGTAGTGCCTCGGACCATACGAAAGGCGTAGGCCCAGTCATCAAAGGTGCCCTCGTCGATAGGCTCTATAAGCTCGTGAAACTCAGCCGCAAAGGCCGCCAAGAGTGGGCCCACACTCTCAGCGCACCTGAGCTTACGGTCTGTACCCTTTACCGAGTAAGCCTTAATTTTAATCTCGGCCGGATCTTTAGAGGCCGGATAGCCGTTATAGCTTTTTAGGATCGTGCTCGACATTAGCGCACTCCCACCTTTTTAGATCATTGAGTAATAGCTCATCGTGACCGCATAAAGGCATAGGAGCTATAAAAGCATCGTCGATTGGATCGTATGTATAACCAATACCGGCAAAATTAAAACGAATATTTCCGTTATAACTTGTGCGCTTGACTGTATACGGAGTGCCTTGTGCGTAATAAGTCTCAGTATCTAAACCGTCTATTAGCTCTGTCTCGTCTTTACCGACTGTAACGGCTACTACCGTATTGGTTTCGTCTAAATATGCGTAATGTGCCATTATGAAAAAGTTACCGTATCTGCGAGCCCAGCCGCCGTAATTGTTGAGGTCTTAAATCCTCCACCCGTGGAGGTAGTTTGTGTTACACCGCCCGAAAAAGTTGCAGTACGTGTATCCGGATATTTTAGAATAATTATTCCTGATCCGCCGTTTCCACCATTACTTGATAGATCAGCCGCACCACCACCGCCGCCGCCGCGATTAGTTGTTCCAGCTGCTCCAGCTCCACTAGAAGCCGCATTACCGCCGCCGCCTGTACCGCCGGTTCCCGATGTATTTGGATAACGAGCACCACCACCACCGCCTGCATAAGTTACGGATGAACCCGAGATAGAAGTGGCGACACCATTGCCGCCATTACCGCCAGCCGATCCTGAGCCATCCGCGCCTACTGCATTAGCACCGCCGCCACCGCCTGCGCCAGGATCTCCAAGCACCGCTCCAGTGCCTCCTGCGTATCCTTGATTGGTTGTACCACTGCCGGGTGATCTGCCCGATGAACCAGAATTACCACCACCGCCGGAGCCTCCCGTTGCACCGTTAAAAATCGAACCACCATTTACACCATAGCCACCAAAACCGCCGCCGGTTGATGTAATGCTCGAAAAAGTAGAATTACTACCGCTAGTAGAGGTACCTCCACCTGCGCCTACTATTAACGATAAAGAAGATCCTAGAGGTACTTGTAAAGCTGAGGGCAGTGTACCGCCGCCGCCTGTAGCTGTAACGCTGCAACGTAAACCTCCGGCACCGCCGCCGCCGCCCGAGTTATAACCGCCTGTCTGTTGTCCTCCGGCACCGCCGCCTGCCACTACTAAAAAATCTACTGAGATAGTTGGTAGCCGTCGAGCTGAGGCCACTATTCCTAAAATATTAGCCATTACGATAAATCGCCGATCACGGTAAAAGTATTACTTGCAGTGCAGATAATTGTGCAAGCTGAGTAACGAGTTCTCAAAATTGGAGCAGTAGGAGCTGCGCCGGTAGAAGTAATTGTCACGCCTGCGCCTTGAGCAATAGTCGTAAGCCCTACGCCGATACTCTGTACGTTGATCTGTTCACCGGCTGCAAAAACACTAGGAGGGATCGTTACGGTAACGGTTGAGGCGTTGGAAGTAGTTACTAATTTATTAGAAGCATCGGCGGCTACTAAAGTATATGTAGTACCGGTCTGTGCGTTAAAAGTTAAAGTATTAGCGGCTTTAGCATCAAAACCGATAGTCACGCTGCCTGAGCTACCGCCTCCGGTGATCGGGCTAGTTACTGATACGTTTGTAATATCTCCACCCGGATCTGTTACCCACGTAAAATCCATATCGGTATTAGAAGTTTTGCTGAGTACTTGACCAGTAGTGCCACCTTTAAGATCGACAAGCGAGGCATCTATAGAATCGCCAAGCGCCTCGATAGCAGTAGCACCATCTTTTACGAGGTCTGTCGATGTCGGTACCGGCCAGTTAAAATTAGGGGTTACGGTTGCCATTAGGTGAGTCCTCCGATTGTGTTTTCCCATATAAGAGTAGCATTTACACCCGTCCAAATTAGGGAGGGTGGGCTCACTGTTGCCCATTGTGGCGCGACCAGTGAGAAATCTGTAGGGCTTAAGGTAAGGGTAAAGTCTACGTATTGCGGCGTAGCTTTAATTGCAAAACCCTCTACAAAGCCATTAAAAGAGCCATTAAACATATTTATAGGCAAGTCATTTATGACAACTGGCTCGCCAAAAAATACGTTTATAAGCTTGTCTCGCTCAGCATCGGGTAACTCTGAGTTATCGAGCCTAAAGGTAATGCTTTGTAACTGTTCTCGAGGTATCGCTCGTAGCCCTAACTCTCGCTCCATTACATCCTCGACATCGGGCAGCTTGTCTAGGTTGGAGTTAAAACTACGCTGATAACGGCCATAATTAGTAATAGAGGTCGTATCTACGGCGGTGGCTTGGCTTGAGTAATTATTGCCGTAATTAAATACTAAAGAGTTACGTATTTTGCCTATTTGCAAAATAGATTTTACCGTGGATGGAGTAGCGTAATTAGCCGATAAGGTTGTATAGCCGTTAGAGTTTAAGTATTGGCTACGGTGATCGGCATCGGCGTAGCAGACTCGGCCGGCCTTATCCTCGTATATCTGCCCTAAAGCGCTCTGCGCGATCTGAGCGCATAGGTTATAACTGCTAAAAGGATCAGCTGAGCGAGGGATCATTTCGTATAGTCCGGGCTGATCTATCTCGCCTAGCCCTACGTTTTCGGCATCGGCCCACGTGGTCGTAGGGTCATAGTCGATCCACTCAAGCCCCGGAGCTACCTCGAACCACGAGTTAATAAGAAGCTCGTTAAGTATGTCGTAAATTTGGTTGCCGTCGTAGTCTTTGCTTAGGGCATCCGGGAAAAGAGCTTTAGTCAATTTAGACAAAGATCCTACTGCCAAAATATTACCGATTGTTATAAACCCGATCTCCTCAGGCGATCGGACCGAAATACCAAAATCGGATACTTGACCTCCAAAAACGGGTACATAAGTACCGGCGCTATTCTTAAGCTCTAGTACTAAAGCATCGGTTACGTCGATATCAAAGGCCGAGTTATCTAAGTTTACGATCTCCATACGTGCGTAGCCTGCGTTGCACTGTAGGTCAATATCATCTCGACCCGTAGCCATATTTACGCTAAGCACGTTATCGTAGACGGTAGTGCCTACGGTGATCCTCCACTCGGGCAGCCACGTACTCATAGCAGATAGTTACCGGAGCCGCGATTAACTGAGGTACCTCGGTAGCTCGATTGATTAAGTAGATCCTCGACGGCTCTAGCGATTGCCTCAGGATCTCCTATACCTGTATTAATTGTTAGCTCTACGCTCTGACCGGGAAATCCCATAGTAGGGTTCCAGCCGTAGTTAGGAGCAGGCTCGGTTAATGCAGGCATAGGCGCGATGTAGCCCGGGTTTACTCCAGCAATAACGCCAGCTGCTAAACCGCCAAGAGGTCCTAGATCCTTGAGTGTCTGAGGACTCGGCGCGAGGCTTGCGCCACCGCCTAAACCTACTTGGTTAAGAGCATTTTGATATTCTCTAAGAGCCGCTAGGCGCTGATCGTCGGCCGCTCTTTGTGCCGTTGCTACTCGGTCGATCATCGAAAGCTCTGCAGTCTCGGTTAGTCGTGCATAAGTAATGGCTGCGTTACCGGTCTTACTAAGCGAGGATAGTCTCTGGATTTCTGTAAGTTGGATCTGTACGCGCTCGTTATAAGCCTCTTGAGCCATAAGCGTACCGGCAGCCGTTATCGCAGCGTTATATTTCTTAAACGCCTCCTCACGTGCAAGCTCTTTATCGCCCTCGGCCATTTTGCTCTCGTTTACTACCCTAAGCTCTGTGAGCAGCTGAGTATTGAGCGATTGCAGGGTAGCGTTACTAATTTCAGTTACGCCTGCTAAGCGTTGCATATCGGCGTTTTTCTGAAAAGCCGCAAGTTCGCCGATCTTTTTAAGAGCTGCATCGCCTTTGTCTTCCTCGATCAGCATAAGAGCCTCGAGGCGTAGCTTTGTTTCTTTGTCGTATGTAGCTTGTAAAGCTGCAGCTATTGAGATCCGAGTACTATCAAAAACGGCAGCTGCTTTAGTCAGTGCTAGCTTTTGCTTTTCGGCCTTAGCGGCTTTAGCCGTTGCAGCTGCTAATTCTTTAGCGCGCTTGGCGGCGGCTGCCTCGGCTTTTTTACGAGCTGCCTCGTTAGGATCGACGTATCCGGGTCCTAGCGCTGAGCTAGGATAACCGCCCATACGTTGAGGAGTCTCTGGGGCCAGTCCCCGTATTGTTTCCAATATCTGACCCGGCAAACTAAACTTAACTATCTGAGGGTAAATATCCGTGAGATATTTTTCTACGCCGGGTAATTTCTTAAACTCTGCGATCATCGTAGCCAAGCCTGTAATAACTTCGCTCGTATATGTCGCTAGATTTTGCATAGCATCGGCTATAGGCTGCACCGTGTTACCTTCGCCAGCCAATAGGCTTAAAGAGTCCACCAAACTTTTACCGATAGTTTCGCTAGCTTCGCCAGCCGCGTTAGAGAGTATGCCCATTTTGCCGGCATAAGTAGTTAGGTAGGTAGCATTAGCGCCCGTGAATTGCTTAGTAAGTTTTTCTTGTACATCGGCAAAGCTCATAGTTTTAAGCTCAGCCTGAGATAAGCCTAGCGAATATTTACGTAAACCTCGTGTCTGCCCTACATATGCAAGAGAGAGATCCTGTACGACCGTCTCAAAATCGACTCCGCTGCCTCGGCTTATGTCTAAAGCTTGGCTTAGTAATTCTGTAGATTTAGTGACTGAGCCCGTAGTCTGCAATAATTTCTGCATACTCGGCCTAAGCTGATCGTCGGTCACGCCGGAGGCGCGAGATAACTGACTTATAAACTCCTCGATCCGTGGAGTCTCAAAGGCTAGGCCAAGATTTTTAACCGATAGAGCCAAACGTGATGCAGCCTTTTCATCATCGACAAACGCTTTAACGGCAGCTTTACCAAACTGCCCTAGTTTTTGTACGCTAAAAGCCGCAGCAAAAGTAGCTCCGAGTTTTTTGGCGCTTTTCTCAAAAGCACCTATTTGTTTTTGACCTTTAGTAAGAGCTTTACCGTCGAAAGTGGTAACGGCACTTACGACCATACTAGGTAGCTTGGATACCATTTATGCCGCCTTTGTGTATGAGCCTTGATTAAAGGCATTAATAGTTTTTTCTAAAGCTCTTAATACCGCATCTTGAGCTTTACCTTGGTCCTCGTGCCACGCTCTGAAAATCATACGACCGCGCTCCTCACGGGTAGCGCCATAAAGAGGGCCCATACGGCTTACAAAGTGCTCACCGGCTCCTGGGTTATTAGATCGGTAGCCCTTACGGGAGGTAGTCTCGGCTCGGCCAGCCGTTTCATAGATTGCGCCTGCAGCTGATGCGTTAGCTACAAAGTACAAAGCTCGCCAGCCATTACGGTTACGATCGCTGCCGCCAGACTTGTAATAAATACCTTTTTTAACTGTCTCGTAATCATAGAGTGGAAATAGGCGTACTCGGCCTTCAGTGTTAAAGGTCCTAAAAGCCGAATTACGGGCCGTAATCTTTTGCCCTACTGTGTTCTCGTTCCAGCCATAAAGATTATCCGGCTGAGGCGATGGTGCGTACCCTCTCGCCTTGTCCCGAATAGGGATCATCGCAGCCTTAATCTCTTTGTTCATATTCTTTAAGAGCTCAGGATCTACCTTACGAATAGCTTTAATAGTGGCCTTAGCGCCTTTTACGTCTACTGGCATACTGCTCGGCCTCCTTAGCTTGATCGTTTAACACTTGTATTAACATCTTGTACATCTCGTAATCGAGATCGAGTATCGCTTGAGGCGAGACCCCTAACCGGATAGATAGCTGAGCCACCTGATAGGTTAGGGAATCTCGCCCTAGCTTAAAGGTTCATCGTCGAGGACCTCGACCTCTGAAAGCGTATCGAGAAAATCTGGCCCATAAGTTTTTACGGTCTCGCCAGATAATCTAATACATTCCCAAGCCAGCCAGTAAAGATCCGACTGCTTCTCGTCCTCTCTAAAGGCTTTTCTGAATCCTTTTTTTGCATAGAGCTCAAAGGCCACCTCAATACGGGGTGTAATCTGATGCTCAGTTACATCCCCGTTAGCCCTTGTTATTTTGAGTCGTGCCATTTTTGCCCCTTTTCTTTTTCTTAGACTGTTGTGTCTACGACGATAGGTGAGTTACAAGTGAATGTAATTGACTGAGTAGAGATATCTCCTACTGCACCGTTAATATCTGTAGTGTTATTAACTAGCACTGTAGTCTGGTACTCCGGGTTAGCAGCTGAAATTACTGCGCTTGTCTGCTTAAGCGTTAGAGGCACTGTAGTACCCCAAGCCTGCTGCAAAGTCTGTAGGACTTCACCGGCTGCAGTATCGTTCAGGAAATCGAGAGTAATTGTTGAGGTCTCAAGCCCCTTAGCGTAGCGTCTAGATGAGTCGCCCATAGCGGTAACTTCTAGCTCCTCGAATACTCGGTTAATTGTTGCGCTTGTGACGTGATCGGATAGGTCTACCGAGTTAAGGGTTACGACCACTCCATTTGATAAGAATACGGCCATTGACCTATTCCTCGCTTTCAGTAGTTGGTGTTGGTGTTGGTTTTTCTTTTGCTACTTTGACCGGTGCAGGCTCGTCTACGATCTGCCCGATCTTTCGCAAAAACTTTAGGTCGTCCTCTGTATATGGCATTAGTTAGCTCCAGCTCGTGAGTATTGAGATACGGAAATCGGCGGTAAGCAGCGTGCCACTTTGTACATCGAGTACGGTAGGCGCTGAAAGACTGCCAACATTCATTACGATAGTAGAGGCAGCAAGTTTATTAAATACTGCTACCGCTAAAGTTTCGATCCCGTTTAGGTTGCCTTGATTGTCGAGCATTGGGACCGTCAAAATAATCTTAAAGTTAGCCATAGGTGAAATAGTCGCGTAGGTGTTATTGCTGGGTGTTAAATAAGGATCGTCGGGTACGACGATAACACTATTAGCCGTGATAGTTGGAGGCGGAAAGCTATAGGTATTCCAAGAGTTAGGAGTATCTAAAGCTGCAGCTAGTGAGGCACGTAGGGTAGTTATCGGGGCAGCCATTTAGCCCACCATAGAATTAGGATTTTGATAACCGGCAATAAGGCCTCGGATCTTGCCGATCATTGAGTTACCCATCCGATAGGGACTAGGGCTAAGGCCGTCGATCGACACGCCGCCAGTCTGTGAAACTTGGCGAGCTTGGAAAATATCTACTGCGAGGATCATCGCTGCCTCACGAATAGCCGGAGTCGTAGCGTAAGAATTGGTTTTAGTATCTGCTCCTACGGCTGAGCCATAAGGTAATACGCGTTGAAAATTGACGTCAGCTGCAGTCTTAGCGAATTGGATAAAGCTATAGCCGGCAGGCCAATTCCAAGAATAAGGGTTCCATACAAGAGTAGGGATCTGATTAGTAGTCCCGGCGCTCCACGGCATCGTACCGGTAATAGTGTAAGTGCCGTTAAAAGTTGCGCCGCATCCACTCAAGGTAACGCTCTGGCCCGTAGTAAAGATCATTGGATTAGCGATCATCGCAGTAGCTACGTTATTTTGCAGTGTCACGCCCACTACTGGAGCTGATGCAAACCATAAAAACTGATTAAGGAGATCCTGAGCGGTCTGGCAGCAGGTCTCGACGATATCGCTCGAGTAAAGATTTTCGATACCCAAGTTAGCTCTTAACTCGGCCTCGGTGACGTAAGTTGCAGGCATCTCTTTACTCCAATCTTAAAAGAGGCCGGTAGGGCTCAAAGGGCTAAGAGCCCTACCGACTATTAGGTTTTTTGCTTAGATTTTCGCAAACTTGATGATGCCATTAGGCATCTTTGCGATAGTTGCCATAAAGCCGTAGATAGCGACCTGCACCTGCAGATTACTTACGACATTTACGCTCATATAAGCTTGTGGTCCACGGTAAACCGTAAACGCCTCAGGAGCGAGGATAATTGCAGAGTTATCATCTACTGCAGTCTGCGCAAAGTTACGATCTACGTAGAGATCGAGTCCTAGTACGTTACCGCGGATAGAGCCCGGATTAACTTGACCAGCTGCGTTCATTGGCTGAATAGCGTTATAAATTGGTCGCTTTGTGGTATCTGTTGCGCCCATTAGTAGCTGCCATTGTGCACCGTTAGCGAGATAGTTTTGAGCAAAGTAACCGGTGTTCTCATAGACAAGCTTTGCAGCTTGTGAGCTATAAGCGATTACGCCGTCACTATCAGCGGTAGTAGCTGATGCGTTAGTACCTGCAGCAAGTAGAGCCGTAAGTACTGCACTATCAATAGCAGTCAAATACGCATTTTGCAGCTGATTTGTCAATTCCGCATAGAAGTTGGGATCTGACCGCTCGAGGAGTTCGACTGAAATCGTATTCATACCTGAATACTTGCTTACTGTACCGGTTAGGTATTCTGTAACCATACCGGTATTAGATACTGCTCCTGCTTCTGCCTCTACTGTAACCGTTGGAGCTACGCCTGAGCCTCCACCGGCACTCGTAACGAGTGAGGGCACTGAAATATTCATACCCTGAGCCGGCAAGGTTCCTTGGCTGCAGGCATCTATGGCAGGTGTTCCAAAGCGTGTATTTGTTACAAACTCTGAGAGGTACTGAGTTGGATTAAACGCAGGGTTCGTAGAAAAGCTATCATCTGCAGCGGTTACATAAAGACGAGATTCATCGCTACCAAGTGCAGCTTTGATCTTGTGTTCTGTGTATGTCGCCATAGATACGATAGGTGTACGGACTCGCTGAGAGTCTAGTACTGATGGACGAATGATCTTACGAGCAGCCTCGACCTTTTCAGCCTCAGCCGGTGCATCTACCGGATTTTCTTCCGGTGTATTTTCAGGGGCAGTGGTCACGGCCTCCTCCATTTCTGTTTCTGTTTCTTTTTCGATCTCTACGATAGTCGTAGAAATAGTAGTGGTTTTTTCTTTTGTACTTGTACTTGTTGCAGCCTCGAGCTCTGCACGTGCGGCCATAATTTCATCGACTGAGGCACTAGCAAAGGCGGCACTCTCGACAAGTGATACCTCTTTGAGGACTGCCGCAGTCACGAGCAAGTAATCTCCCATCGGCTTAGAGGCGGTTACATCCACCCCTACGGATAAGCCGCTAACAAGATTTTCCTGCGCAAGGAGTAAGGCATCCTGTCCCCGGGAGCTCATACTCAAACGAAAGGAACCATAAACTCCGGCCGTAGAATCGCTAAACGAAATTGCTCGACCTACCGGCTTATCTTGTTGATGCTGCGATAGTAATTTTATGTTGGAGGCATCTGGAATAGAGATTGAGCCGCGCTCGAAAACTACCGGGCCTGCGCTTGTATGTCCGACTTCTCCATAAGGTGCGACAAGTCCAGAGACGATACGGCGCTCTGTATCTGCAGCTTGGATCTCTTGGCTAAACGTTAATAGCACTTGTGTCTCCTAGAGGTGTTAGTTGTTCCATTTCTCGAGCTTGGTTTACATCTATTAAATCAAGATTTAACATTTTTTCGATGATATCTAAACGGTCTTTTGCATCAACACGTAAAAACGTATCGTCTACCGCAAAACGCACCTGATTTGAGCTATTTGTTATGTCATTCATACTGAGCCTGTCCTCAATAGCTGAGATATAAGGCTGCAAAGAATAAGCGACAAACTCTTTACGACCATCTAAAATATTTTGGTACGTCATAGAATTATTCATATCGGCACTGATTAAATAACTCGGGACGTTCATAGCGCGGCTGATTTCGGTAGCGAGGTACTGGCTAAAATCTACGTAGCCCATTTCTTTAGGTGAAAAGCCAATATTTTCTGCACTGAGAGTGGACGTTAAATATGCCGTACTGCGATTTCTGCGAGCCGAGTTCCAGCCGGCGAGTATTCCTTGTATTTGTGATTCCGGTAGATCAGCACCATTATTTTTTAGGATAGTGGTAGCCATCGGAGTAGCTGCAGATACGGCGGCTGCCTTTTGTACATCCCACGCAGCTTTAATAGTAGTACTTGCAGACTGCAATACCCCAGGCAGTAATGATTGGAAAGTGACAAGAGATCCGATACCGGCCATAGGTACAAGCTGACCATCTACAAAATAATCTTTAACCTCAGTACCAAATTTGTTAGTAGTGTAAGTCACGCGATTATTAGCGACCCACTCAAAGCCGGACGGTCTGCCGTCATCGGCGTACAAGCTAGTTACGCGCCAATAAGCAACTGCATAAAACATAAGACTATCTACGGTTGCAGCGATAGTTACGCTACGTGGTTGGCGCTGATCTGGTTGCTCGAGCCATACCGGAGAGCCTAATTTTTCACCGGTAGATTTTTTATAAAGTCCTAAGTCGATCGAGGATATAACTCCTGCAACAAGGTTGCGGCAGCGAGCTACGCTACTGACTTGTAGTGCAAAATTGCGATCAATACCAATACCGTTATATCCAAAAGCGGAATTAGTATTAAACGATCCGTAGCCGAATGTAGTATCCATAACGGCCGGGGCATACTGAGCCTCTACGGTCTGCTTTTCAGCTGACTTAAAGCCTAGAGTTTGTAATAGTCCCATAGTCTCCATTTTCCCATATTGTCGAGTATTAGTACGGCTTTGTGTCGCGTGTCTAAACGTATACTTTAGCCTCACCTAAAGGCTGAGTAAGTACGTGGACTACAAAGCTTATGCCGATCGCAATATCTACCGGTCCGGCTGATTTACGCCGGATGATTCTCCAGCTCGCATCGCTTTCTTTTGCCGCGCAGTTAGCCATCGAGGTTACGAGCTCATCTTGGCCCGAGTGCACGAGCCTCTTATTAGCCAGAGCCTCATAGAGATCCCCTGAGGCTTGGTAACCCTTCTGCCCGGATATATCCATAATTTGTATACCGTTTACCTCAAGGCGCTTAGCGATCGAGGCGGTCGTGTACTTGTCATAAGCAACGGCTCTCGGGTAGTAAATCTTGGCCCACTTAGCAATAGCGTTAGCTACAAAAAGTTCGTCTATAGATACGTCCGAGTGAAATATCTCGAGCACCGCTACGCCTATACGGCCATCGGCGAGGACTTGGCCCATTACAAGCGAGCCGTCTCGTCTCGACGGTGCCACGTCAAAAGCAAAAATAGTAAGAGGCCCGGGTACAAGCTTAAGGTCTTTATCGCCTGACTCCTCCACCGACATATGCGGCCACGGGCTCGCCGTCGAGCTGATCCACTGGCAAAGCATCTCGGTTTTTGTAGTTTCGATCGGCTGAGTACTTACTGCCTCAGCTAGTACCGACTCATCGAAAAGGTATCCAAGTGCCGGGTTAGCGTAAGCCCAAGCGCTGCGATCGGTTATCTTGGCAAAAGCCGGAGCCGAGTATTCATAAAAGCCAAAAGTCTCAGGAGGGTTAGATAGAGCTCTCTCGCGTAGGTCATTAAGTACAGTACTAAACGCATCGCCTGCGTTAGACGTGTACAAGGCTTGGCTATTGACTTTTGCACGCGTGGTAGGCGTAGCTGCGCGATACCCCTCCTCGCTGATTTCGCGTAGCTCATCTATGTACAAAAACGAGGCGCTACGGCCACGAGATCCGTCTCTAGTTGCCGCTACTACGTCGAGCCGGTGCCCGTTTTTTAGCTCGATCGACTCGGTACCATTGGCGTATCGGATCTGCTTAACCTGACGGCTTAGATCAGCTGAGCCCTCAATCGCGTAGGCAACCTGCCTAAAGGTATCTAAGGCCATTGATCTATTAGAGCTCATAATAAGTACGTTAGGGCTATCGAATAAAAACATATGCCCTAACATCATCATACGAGCTAGGTGCGTTTTACCTTGTTGCCTCGACGTAAGGAGCAAGTTAGAGCGCCTTCTGAACATTCCGGCATCATCTACGGCGGTCATATCGGAAATACAAAAGCGCTGCCACGGTAAAAGCGGTAGGCCGATCGAATCTGCTAGCTGAGATATCTCCTCGCCCCGATTAGGGCCCTTGAGGTAGGGACTATGTAGGCGAGGCTCAGTAGCCCCATACCGGGGAGTTATCGTCTCGGTCATATCCTTTTCAATCCTGCTCAGTCTGGCCCACGCAGGGACCGTTAGGGACCGTACTGGTCGTGATCGGGGAGGTATAGGACGGAAAG